AGCTCAGATGGGGATGCTGACATGGAACTAGAGGGACTAGTGTATCACACCATACTGGAAAAGGCAAAGGCAATGGGGAAGGTGTCAAAGGACTCAAAGCTTAAGCATTTCTGCATTGGGTCCTCAGATGATCAGGCACAGAAGATTGTCTTCAAGGTGAGGGTGGGTGAGTCAAGGGAGATAATGGTCCTGCTACCTGCCATAACTAGGACTCCAATTGTGGTTGGCAATCTCAACAATAAGAAGATCAATAACAAGAAGTCAGAGTTGCTGAATCTGAACAAAGTGCTGGAGTTCAACCAGATATTCAGGTCAGGCAACACAAAGTTTGTGGGGACTTCTAAGTTTTGTAAAGCAGCACTTGAGATACCTGTGTCAACTAACCTTGGGAGCAGGTTCTCTACCTTTGCTGATGCCCTCAGGAACATGTTGGAAAATGGCGTTGATATGTTCACCTGCAGCGTGGGTCAGATACTTCAAGCCCACTTGCACTACAGATCCCTAGGGATGTGCATTGACCCAAGGTTCACACCCTATGCTGTGAGGCTGTTGAGGTCCCCACACCCAAACTTTGGCTACTTCCCTACTCAGCCTGAGAATGTTGTGGGTATTTGCGGCTACCAGATGGCTTTGTACACGCTGGTATCCTCTTCCCATGGGGCATCATCTGCAGCCAAAAAGTTCTTCAAAAGGATTGATGTGTCAATGGGTGTGAATGGGAGCTTAGGGCCAGATGTTGCCTTCAGGGTCACAAAGCAAGATAGATTCAATGAGTTCAAGAAAGGCTTCTTCAACAAGGATGATTACTTGCTAACCAACCCTGATTTGCTTTACAGGAAGCCTGCTAGCAGGGTTGAGGTCGACGTGATGCTCAACACAAAGGGGCTGGACCAGTCAGCAGAGCTTGCATTCGTGTACGAGAGCACCCCAAAAGTGATGCAAGCCAGCGCATACTTCCTCTCCCAGCCTGTTATGAGGTATAATGGGATGGTAGATGGCCACAAGTTTAGAATGGCCTGCAATGTGTCTTCACTGATGAGTGACTTCTGTGGTGAGGATGAGTGTGATGATGAGGACTTATCCATACTATTCCCAATGAGGCAGGCTTTCGACAGGGTGCTCAGCCTGGCCCAAAACATGGAAGAGCTGAGGCTTTACAGGACAAGTGACATCTCAAGGAGGAGGTCAGTGTTGAGGATGGATGAGTACTTGACAACATCTGAGATACCACTGATTGATGTGGTGAAGCAAGTCTGGTTCAACATGCCAGTCAAGCACAACACATCACTGGTCAGGGATGCAATGGCCAAGTATAAGAAGGCTTACCCATGGCTAAGGGATACTCATGCACAAACCCTCCTAGACAGCCCCCTGCTCTTCC